GTGTAAAGTACACTCTGTAAAGTAATTGATGCTGTTTTTATTTTAGTCATCGGAATAGTGAGTCAGTATTTAACTTATCTGCTTTAGGTATTGTAGCCTCTACATCATGTTTGTCCATACCTTCTTGTACCCTGGTAATATTATCATTCTTATCTTCTGCTCTTTGTGCGTAACCATTCCCATTAATAGAATCAGGGTCTCTACGTTCTTTTTCTTCAGCTAGTTCTTTAGATGCTGCAGCCATTCCTTCAGCAGCTAGAGTATCTATACGAGCCTTCTTAATAATAGCATCTCTAACTGTATTTTCTGCAGTCTCTTCTAGATGTACTTTAGCTTTAGTTTCTCCTTTCTCTTCAGGAGTTAACTTGCGTCCCTTTTCTCTTTCTAGATCATGTAAAGCCATCTCTTCTAAAGTACGCCGTCTTCCATTCTTACGTCCGTATTCCCATGGTGATCTGCTATTTGTCATTGTAGCTTCTGTCCATACTTTAGGTGTTTCTGTAGACGTAGGGATCTCAACTGTTACAGGTGGGACATATATATCAGATATTTCTTTCTTTTTAAGTGCTTCTACTATTATAGATTCTAGGTCTATATCAATTTCGATTTTCATAACCTCTCCTTCTAGTGATAAATTCCATAATGGGCAATGCATATAGCATCAGATCTCCCATCTAGTAATCCTCCTTGCGGTCCGTGGATCACAGCTGATGGGTATAGTGTCTGAGCTATCTGAGCAACTTGTTGTTTGATGGCTTTACCTTTAACGGTAACGCCCATGTATTTCTGCCATAATTTAGGCATGACTGGATAAGGTACGTTACCTTTAGTGACTATCTGTGAAATAGCAATAGCTATTCCTAGATTCCTTCCAAATCCAAAGTTAGATTTAGCTGACATCCCAAATAGGGAATGTACTTCCTCTAACCAGACAAAGTCTACTTGTTCACTGTGTAACCATTGAGTAGCATCATATATAGAGTGCTTCTTTAGATCCAAGAGAGCAGTGTATGTTGGATCTTTTGAATCCAACACACACATAGCTCCACTGGCCCCTGGATCAATTCCGCATACCTTCATTAAGTAAACAATGAACCCTGGTTACCATTAGTAGTTCCAGCAGTACTCCCCATAATAGCGGCAGCTGAATTCCCTTTACCTTTAGTAGATTTATCGAGAACTGTACCAGTATTCTTAGCAGCCCACTTATCAAACATAGTAGCGTCTGAATTACTGGTAATCTCTTCAGCAGTTTTACCTTCTATATTACCAAAGAATTTGCACTGATTAACAGTACGAGATTCACCTGTAGGCTCATACTGCCCACTAGGAGATTTAGCTACTTTATCTTCTATAACCTGATGTACAGCTACTTTAACTACTTTGTTCAGTAGTCCTACTAGTACTGGACGTTCAGAAGGTGCTTCTTTCCTTAGTTCAGGATTATAGATGTTGATGGTTTTCTTTTCTACAGATTCCATGCATTTAGAGAGGCTCTCACCTGTAACTGCTACGCACATAGAATTAGCAATAGAATACCCAGGAAGTGGGTAATCTACTTTATCTTTAGTAAAATAGGTCTTATTACCTTTAGCCTTACCGGACTTAATCCAGAAGGACTCTTTCAGCTCTTTGCCTTCAGAGTTTTCTAAGATAACATTACAACTTACTGCTTCAGATGCAGATTGGTTAAGATATACCATTTTAACCGTTGCATCATATACTCCAGATTCCCATGCAAATCCACCGCCTACACGTTCAATAGACTGTGTCTGTACATTTTTTGGAAGGTCCCATTCACTCATAATTTGTATCCTTATATGTATAAAGCTAATAATAGAGCTTTAAGCTCTTAATTGGAGTTCTCTCTTTGTTTTTGAATGTACTGATCTAGTAATTTAGTAAATTCTTTAAGAGATAGACCGGGTTTCTTTACTAGTGCTTCTGCAGCTACTTCTTGAACTACGGCAAAACCAAGTTCTACAGCCGTAGATACTACATCTTCGATTAGTCCATGTTTAGGGTTATCTGCGTCCGAGAAATTGGACATTACTCCTCCTTATTTTGGGGTGGATTAATTATTATAATAGCGTATTTAGCTATATTTATCAATGACTTATTGGGAAATTTAGGCCTAGGACAGTAGCAGTAGGCAGAGGGAGATTAATACCTAGATTACTACTACTGTCCCAGTAGAGGTCTAACATGTCTGCCTTCCCCTAATGATCGTGCAATCACTAAAGGAAGGACTAGTATTTTATAACCCTTCAGTTAGAACAGGTCCTATGTAGGAGAAGGTTCCCCATAAGGAGGGTTCATAGTCCTATTCCGCAGTAGATTTATTTACTGTGGCTCTAGTACTGCGATACCACGAAGGTATCTTATACTAGACAGGACTGATTTTAAACTATTTATAGTATTCGTGAAGTCGATTAATAACATTTTGTAGGTTATTATCGATATAGGTTTCCTTCATATCCCACATACCCATAGGGGCTCTAATTCGCTCATTAACAGTCTCTTTTGTTAACCTAGTCTGATAGACGTACTTAAAGCCAAGTGCTTTATCTTCTGCTGTAACAGTGTATGCAGAGGACTTAGCTACTTTATCTTCTAATTTGGTCAATGGGAGCTTTTTAGTAGATATTACTGTCGTAAAGAAGCTCTCGATACCTTGATTCATCAGGGATCCTTTGACCTTAACTAGGGTCTCATTGATCATTTCAGCCTCATTAAGCACATCAGATGTATGAGCTAGAAAGACCACATTCTTCGTAGACTTAGCTACTACTTGTGACATTAACTGCTTCATAAACTGAGCATATTGGCCCCAAGCCTGCATAGTATTAGTAGCACCAAGAACTTTAGTACTCTCGTACATGTCCATTAGATACGTTAATGTATCTATTACAATTGTATGTACATCTGGCATTTTTTCAGCTTCTTCGAATGCCTGGTATACCTGCATAGGGTCAGTAATTGTTAATTCTTTAAATTTAGTTTTAAATGGTAATTTCTTACCATTCTCACAATTTAAATACATTACTCCTTCAGGATTATCCATAGCCATCAGGCTAGCGCTTTTACCTGAGCTAGATTTACCTGAAATCAGTACTAGGTGGTTATTGTTCATTAGTTACGCCTCTCTTAGTTAGTTCCTTACTTATTGATTTAATCGTGCTATTCATAAATTGGTCCTCTGGTAGAGGGATTTCTAGGGAATTATTAAACGTCTCTAGTTTTTCTACTATTTCCCCTAGTTGCATTTCTGCATCTACCATAACCATGCCATATCTATATAGATGGTTAGCCCTATTGCCTTTGGAGGTATGGGTTTTGAACCACCGTTCAATATTACCCACTCCAGTGGCACTGATTTGAGCTTTAGTCTCATCAGATCGTTTAGTTTCTGGTATGAACATAGTTGCATCTATGACACTACCTTGGTTGTACTCGTAATGTCCTGGATGAGAAGCCCACTTTCTTGCTATATCTTTAGCAGCTTCATCTACTGGGAATGGTAACCATTCAAAGACATTAACCATAAACCTAGAATACTCACTAGACGTTAGTTTAAGTCTATGAGATATAGGCAGTATTAATCTAAATCGATTAATCGCCGGTGTATGTCGTTTAGTTGTAGATATTAGGAATGCGTAATCTTCTAGTAGAATTTTAACTGTAGAGATATTTACATCTCCATCACAGTCTAGAATTAGAAGATCAAATCCTGGGATAGCATTCTCACTTTTACGATGTCCGTTTACAAATCCATGAGCAGTGTAGTGATACCCCTCTGCAGTTGTTAACTTATGTAATTTATCAAATGGAGGGTGATCTACTTGGTAGTCATGAGCTATGTCTTTACTAATCGCAGTTGTCAAACTATCTAGATCTGTTTCTATTAAGGTTTCACCTATAAAGAATTCAATATCATCGATGGATCGTTTTTTAATAATGATATTATTTTTATAGCCAAATGACATTGCTAGTGTCATTAGATCTTTACGTTGTGTTTCAGACCCTTTATAGAATGGTAACTCTTCAATTAACTCATGTTGAGTAACTTCATTATCACAATCAGCTAAGTAGTGAGCTAGACGTTCATAAGGTCCTTGTTTCCTCATGAGTAAATGGAAAGCTTCTCCAGAATCTTCAACTACACTAATAGCGTAATCTAAGTGCTGCTTAGTTACCTCTGTAGAGTTATCTGCAAAGCTGTAAGCTCCTGCTAGTTTGAGGGCTTTATAGTGTCGATGACTCATCTCTGCTTTGTGCAGTGCCATATGATCTTTAAAATCATCTGCGGCTGCTTCACACTTCATTTGATATTCTATTAAGTAAATAGAATTCTCTTTAGACATTTGTAATACAGGATTAAAAGGTCTCTTTGCAAAGTTAGTGAAGGTGGTCTGTATAGTATGAACATCAGTAGCTAGATTAATATCTACCATCTGTGCATAGCGCTCTTCTGCTGAAGCATACTTAGTTCTATTGTTATCTACTGTGTATCCGAATAGTAATCTACGAGCATACCCAGTTTCTAAGAATTGTTTGAATTCTTCCTCAACCCGTCCACCATCTAAAAGCTTAGTTGGAGTACCAAACATCATTAAATTAGTAGGGGTATTACCAGGTAATTCTTCTGATCTGATATTTTCTGAGGTATTCTTGATTAGTTTTTGCTTGATACAACCAATGTCATACAATTCTAAAAATGTATTTAGTACATCTACATTAGCAGACATATTAGAGCCAACTTCATCTAGCTCTAAGTTCATAGAGCCTGCAGATGCTAGCAGTAGTTTCTCTCTCATTTGTTTAACAGCTGGAGAAGTTCCACTGTCAAAACTAAATG